AATAATTGCTTTGAGTATCCCATGCATAGCACTTGGGATCTTCTTCGACCTTCTTAAATTACCAATTGTCGTGATGGTTTTCCCTTTTCTGTTTTGCATTCAAACCACACTCCATCTCAGGCACCAAAAGGGCTTCCGGAACCTCTGGGAGTTTCTGCTGTTGTTTATGGCAATGGGGACAAACATGAGCATGGAATGTATGGGATTTCATGGGTGGAAAGGACTGGTTTGATTATGGAGTACAGAATTCTGGAGCATGAGGGAAAGTTCTATCCGCAGAAGAAAGGCATAACGTCATTGTGGGCAGCCCCATTTCAAGGCTTTGGATTATCCTACAGAGCTATTGCCACCAATGAGTGGGGCGTCCCTGTAGGTTATCTTACAAAGGGAGCGGCAAAGACAAGAATGGAAAGAGAAATTGAAATTGATGGGGAGCGGGAAAGGTTGTCCTCGCTTCCTACCCGTATCGTCTACAAATGGGACGAGGCGAAACAGGCATTCGTAGAGCCCGCTGGCGAAGAGGAAGTTTAAAAACTGTGAAGCGAACGGACATCAACTCTCAATTCCGGTGGGACGAAGCGCAAAACGCAACCGTATGGTCTGCCGGCAGAAAGTATATCGATTTCACCAGCGGGATATTCGCGGCAAATCTCGGCCACAATAACGATGCCGTGTTGGATGCCGTGTTGGATGCCATTTGTAAGACCGGCCCGCATTCCTACAGCTACGGTCTGCCGTCCCGCGACGAGTATCTGAAGCGTTTGTGCGCGTGGTCCGGGTTCGAACACGCCCACCTGTTCACCACGGGCTCAGAGGCGGTGGAAGCAGCGATGCGGGTAGCGTGGATTGTGGGGTACGGGGCCGATGACTTTTATGGCCTGCCCGGATCGTTTCACGGCAAAACATGGGGGCCGGATAAGATTCTGCTCAGATTTAACGATGCGTGCGATTTCCACCAAAAAGACGTTGCCGTAGTCGAGGGCTACCGGGGGTGGGACTGCCATTTCTGGGAGCCGGAAGTGATCGAATCGGTACGATGCGCCGGCCTGATCATAGCCGATGAGGTTCAGAGCGGATTCGGACGTACTGGCAAGAAATTTGCCTTTGAGCACTACAAGGATTTGGAGCCAGACATGGTTGTTACCGGCAAGGGGCAGGGAAACGGATGGCCTGTCTCTGCCGTCCTGGCAAGAGGCAGGTGCGCTGAGGTTCTGAGGGACAATGCAGACGAGTTTTCGAGCACACACGGGGGCAATCCGGTAGCGTGCGCGGCGGGATTGGCAGTTGTCGATGAATTCGAGCAAGAGCACTTCTGGTCCAACGCGAACATAAACGCCATGATTCTTCAGTCTGGCCTTCAGCAGTCACCGTATCCGGTCAACGGCAAAGGCATGGTTGCAGCGGTCCTTATGCCGGATGCCAAGACGGCCGACCGGGTTGTGCTTAAATGCCGCGCAAAAGGGCTCCTGGTGGTCCACACAGGCAAGGCATCGGTGAAGATCGGGCCTCCGCTCACGATACCGGGTAAGGAGCTGGCGGAGGGATTGGAAATACTGATGGGGGTTTTATGCGCCACAGCGGCTTGATAGTCCGGAACATGGACCGGGAAATCGATTTCCTGAAGCGTCTCGGATATAGCGTCAAGATCCACCGGGAAGAACTGTGGGCGCACAGGCGCCTGGAAATCGTCAAGATGGCGCGGGAAGGCGATCCGGAGCTGATTGAGCTTATCCGCCCGATAACGGGGGAATGGTCGCCGCATATATCGATTGATGTGGATTCGTGGCCGGGATCTCCGGTTGTGGTTCGTCAACTGGGCGAAGCGATGGACGAAACCCTTGAAGTCGGATTCGCAACCAGCCCGAACGGGCACGTGTGGGAACTGGTGAAAAGGAAGGCGGAGTAATGGAAGAGCCCAAAATGGTCAGCATGGAACGCAGCAAGAAAGAGATGAGGGCAAACGATGCGCCGATATCCATAGATTCGAGCAAATTCCCCTACGGGACATGCCTCCACCTGTCCACCTCGGAGATGGAGAAACTTGGCCTCGATGTGACAACCCTCGAAGTTGGGGCCAAAGTCAAGCTCTCTGCGGTCGGCGAGATCACAAGTGTTTCGTCCAGCAAATACACCGGGGGGAAAGACCAATCCTGCTCGATCCAGATCACCAGCATGGCGCTTTCCGATGATTTGACCAAAAAAGGGAATAAAGCCTACCGGGACGCCAGGCGAAAAGGCGCAGGGACACCCGAATAGCGGAGAATTCCTATGCAAAAGATCATGTTGATCGCAGAGATTGGCATAAATCACAACTCCAGCATGGACACCGCGAAGGCCCTTATCCGGCAGGCACATGAAACCGGCTGGTCGGCGGTGAAATTCCAAAAGCGAGACATCAACACCGTCTACACGCCCAAATTCCTGGCCTCTCCCCGCGAATCCCCGTGGGGAACTACGCAGAGAGCGCAAAAGGAGGCCCTGGAGTTTTCCATCGACCAGATGGGGGAACTTTTCGACTACGCCCGGTCCCTCGGACTGGAACCGCTCGCCTCGGCGTGGGACTTCGGGAGTCTGATCGAGGTGGATGGGCTCAACCCGAAATATCACAAGATCGCCTCGCCGTTCATCACGAACATGGACTTCTTGGCGAATGTGGCCTCGCTCGGTCGGCACACGTTCATCTCAACCGGCATGAGCACGATGCAGGATATCGGCAAGGCGGTTGATCTTTTCCGGCGCTATTGCTGCCCGTTCACGCTCCTACACTGCGTTTCCATTTATCCCTGCCCCGAAGAGTTCGCCAATGTCGGAATGGTGAGGACCCTGCGCGAGACGTTCAAGTGCGATCTCGGTTACTCGGGGCATGAAACCGGACTGCTCCCGAGCGTTATTGCGGTTGTAATGGGGGCGTCCGTGATCGAGCGGCACATTACGCTGGACCGTTCGGCCTACGGCAGCGACCAATCCGCATCCCTTGAAAAGCGGGGAATGGAACTTCTCGCCAAATATGTGAAGGGTGTTCCGGTAGCGGTGGGCGACGGGATAAAGAGGATTCTGCCGGGGGAGGTGGAGTCGGCACGGAAACTCAGGTGGTGGGAGGCCGCATAATGGACCAACTATTATGTAGCGTAGCCGGGTGCGAGCATGCCGCAAGGGCAAGGGGGCTATGCAATGGTCACTATGCGAAGTTGCGCAGGTATGGAGAGGCAGATTTACCAAACAAGCCACGGCCGGGGCGGTCGGTTCAAGATTTAATAGGGATGAGGTTTACCCGGCTAGTGGTAATTTCTAGGGCGCCAAGTGGTACCAATAGACGGAGACGGAGCAGGTGGAATTGCCTGTGTGATTGCGGAACTACCGTTGCCGTAAAACAATATAGGCTTAGAAACGGCCAAACGAAATCATGTGGATGTCTAAAAAAGGTACATACATATAAACTCATAGAGAAGAATACTAAATATACATCATCCAATGATAAGTTGTGCGCCAGGAAAGATAAGGCAAATAGGTACGCACAAAAGTCAATAGACTCTTTGGGCGAATGGTACATAAAGCAGACTCTTAAGCATCAAGGCTATAAGGAAGTAACACCAGAAATGATTGAACTCAAACGTCAACTAATTTCAGACTGCCGCGCAATGCGCGAGATACGAAAGGAACTTGATGGGATTTTACGAGAGGGAAATGGAGGAACTGAGGCAGAAGTGCAAGGAAGTGGACTCGTGGGTGCATTTGCCGAAGGAGGAGAGGCTTAAACTCCAACTCCAGATTTATGCCCATACTTCCAAGAAGGGCAATCTTATTCTGTCTGCTTTTGCAATCGCAGCCAAGCATGGCAAAAAAGTCAGGCAGGACCTCATGAGAACCGGACTTCTCGGGGATAGCATGATTGTCGACATGTCTCCGGAGGAAGCCGCAGCTGAAAAGGTGTTGTGCCCCAATATGAACAAAGACATAACCCGCGAGGAGTGCAAGGACAGGTCCGGAAACAGTATGCACTTTGAAGAATGCCAGGAATGCGAAATCAACGCCAGCACTCGCAGACTCCTCGTGCAGACGCTCGAAGGGAAAAGTGTTCAGTGATGAACGCACTTCTGATCGCATACGACAACGGCTCACACATCCCGTTCTTTCCCCTGAACCTCGCCTATATCGCAGCGTCTCTCAGGCGCGAGGGCTGGCATGTCGATATCTTCCAGCAGGATATCACACACGAACCGGATTATGCCATAACGGACACAATCGAGGCAAACGGCTACGATCTCGTCGGACTCGGTTTCGTGGGAGGTTACTATCAATTCCGCAAGGCGATATCCATCGCGCAAGCCGTCAATGCATGCAGGAGCCGCAAGTCCTTCAAATTCGTTCTCGGCGGTCACGGTCCAGCCGCAGCACCGGAGTATTTCCTGCAAAAACTCGGAGCCGATCACGTCATCATAGGCGACGGCGAGGAAGCCATACTCAACCTGGATAGGCCAATCATCAATGGCGGTCGCGTCAAACCTGACTTCTGGTCCGCATACGGCAGTTTCCCGATAGAGATCTACCGGCTGCACAGGTTCCCCAATTCAGCCCCGACCGACTTCACCATGCCGATACTCTCGGCAAGGGGCTGCCCTTGGCAATGCTCATTTTGCTATCGCATGGCACCCGGGTTCTATCCGAGGGAGTGCGCGGACGTAATGCAGGAATTGCGATGGCTCCATTCCCGCTACGGGATAACGCATTTCCAGTTCGCAGATGAATTGCTCATGTCCTCGAAGGCCCGGGCCGTCGAATTCTCCGAGGCGATCCTTGCCCTTCGGTTCAAGATCAAATGGGACTGCAACGGCCGGCTGAACTATGCCGACCCCGAAGTGCTCCAGGCCATGAAAAGATCGGGCTGCAATTACGTGAACTACGGTGTTGAAGCCCTGGACGATGAAGTTCTGCGCCTGATGAACAAGAAACTCACCGTGGAGACGATAATTCGCGGCGTTGAGGCCACGATAAACGCCGGTCTTACGCCAGGGCTCAACCTCATGTGGGGCAATCCGGGGGACGATACCGAAACGCTCAGGCGCGCGGTCGACTTCCTCCTGAAATATGACGGGGTATCAGAACTGCGCACGATCCGGCCCGTTACACCCTATCCCGGTTCGGCACTTTTCGACCTGGCCGTCGAGCAGGGCATGATCGAGGACGCGGCCGACTTCTATGAGCACAAGCACACGAATTCGGACCTGTTTACCGTGTCGTTCATGCCGGATATTTCCCCCAAAGAGGCGGATTTGATGCTCTGGAAGGCAAACGAGCGGCTGCTTGGCGGGTATTACATGCGGTGCACCATGGCGGCATCGGGTAGGGCGAAAGCGTTCTACACCGGGCAGGATGGGACTTTTAGAGGGTGGAGGGCGGTATAGTGAAACGCAAATACATTGAAGAGGACTTTAGAAAGTATTTCATTTTCGGTGAACATGAAGATGGATGTGTCGATGTGTCCGATGGAAATGGCGACATTGCAATTCATGTCTTCAAGAAAGAGGTGGACAGACTCATTTCCGACAGGGACAAGGTGGTTGATGCCCTTATCTACGCCATAAACGCCAACGGAGATCAAGATTACGGAGTCTTGCAAACTATCAGGCGCGAAATACTGGGGCTGGAGGACTGTATGAGCGAAAAGGACGCAAAGCATTACATGCGATGCAATATCGTCGCATCGGAAAGGGCGAGAAACTTTAATGACCTTTCCCCGCGTATGGAGAGCGGTATGTATTACATGGGGCGCGCCATAAAAGGAAAGAGGTGTCCTCAATGCGGTGGCGATGGACAAGTTCCGACAGCTTACGCCTTGCTTTTGGGTTGGATGGGCTACTCCGGGATGAAAGAAGAATGCCCGAAGTGTAAAGGAACGGGCAGGGTGCCTAAATGACAACCCGCTCGCGCCTGACGGAGCAAGGCTTTCCATGAAGGAGTTCAGGGGCTGGAGACCAGTATGAAGACATGCCAGAATTGCGTGCATTGGGAATCTGAAGTGGATCTGTTTACCCAAAGCGAAGACTTTGGCGAATGTGGCTCTGAAAAATTCGTATATAGCGCACGTGTCCAACCCGGATCCGGATCCGATCGGTTGCTTTATTGGGATTGCGAAGGGTACATGGCAAGCTTTAGGACGGGCAGGGATTTTGGATGCATCCATTTTGAAGAGCATCTTGCTGGAGGGGCGGTATGAAAAAAGCCTACCGTAAATATCGCTGAAACAAACACCGGCACCGGTCGGACGACTCGGCAAAACTGGCGAGGCAAAACATCCTGAACGATCGCGGCGTAACCGGACTGCGCGTGTATCGGTGTTACGCCTGCAACGGATGGCACCTGACCAGCCAGCCGTATAATGGAGCGGGAAATGTTGAGTAAATCGGCCTTTGCTCTGACGGAGAGCGGGAGAGGGGTTTTATGATCCTCAGCAGAATCAATTTGGAGTTGAGTTCAGTGTGCCTGAAGACGCCAGGATGTTCCATGTGCGGCAGGCGCAAACTGGAGCGCGAAAGGCCGGATCTTTGCGATTGGGGCTTTATGGATTGGCCTCTTGTGGACAAGATTTCGCATCAGGTTCCAGCGGGGACACTCCTGCAATTCCATCTCAACGGTGATCCGCTCCATTATCCTCAACTCGGCCGCGCTCTGGCCTCGTTCAAGCATTGCATGCGGGCTTTCAACACTCACGGCATAGGGCTTGCCGACAAAGCCGACCACATTATAGGCAATCTCGAATCGCTCACAATCTCTATCGTTCAGGATGACACGGCTGACAACTACGAGCAGCAGCGAAAGAATATCCGCGAGTTCCTGAAGATGAAGGGCGATAAATCCCCGCATCTTGTCGGATTGCGCTTCCTCGGGAACGTGGACCAGCGGCCTTGGAACTTTCTAGGCCTCAAGCACATTACGAGGCCTCTCCATTCGCCTGACGGGTCTTTCGACTATGCGAAGCAGGTCACGCTCCCCGAAACCCTTATATGCCAAGATCTCCTGAACTCAATAGCCATAGAGCGCAGCGGGACGGTCAAGATGTGTGCAAGGTTTGACCCGAACGGCCTTGGCGTGATAGGGGATCTGAACAAGGCATCACTCGATGAGATCGCTAACGGCATCGAAAACCATCCGTGGCACAAAGGGAAGCACCTGCGGAAACATTACGTGAACCTGCACGTACAGGGCCGCAGGGATGAGGTTCCGCTCTGTGCTCGCGGGCCATGTGTGTTTTGGGGAATACCTACCTCCAATGGGAGAGACAAATGACAATAAAGTTGCATCCCAATGCTCGTGATTTGCGAGGATCAAGATTTGGTAAACTGGTAGTCGTTGGCCCAACTCTATTCCGGAGTAGCGGGAAAAACATAATATGGGACTGCTGTTGCGATTGCGGAAACAGCCACATGGCAAGCGGTAACGATTTGGCAAAGGGAACGGTTGCTAGTTGCGGTTGCTTGCGTGGCGAACTATGGGAAAAACATGGTGGGAAAGGCACACGCCTATATAGAAGTTGGACCGCTCTTAGAGCTAGATGCAACACAAAAAGCAATATTGGCTATGCTCGATACGGTGGCCGCGGGATTATGGTTTGCCCAGAGTGGAGCGATTTCCAGACTTTCCATGCATGGGCAATGAGCAATGGGTATAAAGAAGGACTCACTATCGACAGAATCGACAACGACAAAGGGTATTCTCCAGATAATTGCCGATGGGTAACGAGGTCAGAGAACGCACATAAAGGTAACGTTGGGCGTTGGGAGAGGTATCGAACTGATCTACAGCAGAGGTGTTCTAATGGCAACTAATGCTGGTTTGAAAGAATTATACGAAGTATGGCATAAGCAGGGACCATCTTCATGGTTTTCTGATGGAACTAACGAACGAACAGCCATTATAAACTCCGGTATTCCGTGGGATGGAAAACGCGTGTTGGAAATTGGATGTGGTGAGGGAGATTTGGCTTATGCAGTGAGCCTGCTAGCGAAAACCGTTCTTGGAAACGATTACTCACTTGTAGCTATAAAGTCAGCGCAACACAAATTTGGTAAAGGAGCAGACAAAAATTTTCATTTCACAACACTTGACTACAGAAAAATGAATCAACGCTTTGATCGTGTTGTCCTTATGGGCGTTCTTGAACATTTTGACCAACCGTGGGCAGAGCTTGACTGGATAGCCCGCAACCTTGTCGTCAAAGGTGGGGATATCATTACTTCCTCGCCCTGCTTTCTCAACCCTCGCGGCATAGTCTGGATGACCCTCGCCACGCTCTTCGATGCTCCGATGAGCCTGACCGATCTTCACTTTCTGCACCCGTGGGAATTCGAGCAGTTTGCAAAAGAAAATGATTGCGTGAAATCGCTTGCCGTTTCGTTCACCGATCGCGATTGGGGTTACGGCGAAGAAATGGTGGCCGATCTGAGGCAACGCCTACCCAAAGTTTTCCCGGAGATGGACAAGGGGAAAATAGCCCGATTGGTTGATTGGCTAGAGAGGTCAAGCCCTTTCGTCTACGCCGCGCCTGGCGCAACCGCAGTCTACCGACTGGAGTTGAAATGAGCGACGAAAAAAAGTCAAAAGACGCTATGGAATCGGCCATTCAGGAAATATTCGGCCCGGACCCGATGCAACAGTCCTTGGCCGCCAACGGGATCACCTCGGACGAACTCGCAAAGCAGTTGAAGGCTCAACTCAAGGCCAAGGAGACAAAGTTTTTCCAACACGAGGGCTCAGTTGTAGAGAAGCGCAACGTCATCGCCTGGGGGGTGAGGCAGAAGGCAACGGATATGGTCCTGAAACTCATGGGGGCATACCCACCTGAAAAAAAAGAACTGTCTGGACCAAAAGGAGAACCCCTCGCTTTGATCATGAACTTTGGCGATCCGGATACCGAGTAGCCTTATGCCCAAGATAGTCTATATAGCATCCAAAACCCTTGCCAGGTTCCATTCCTCCAAGGCTTTTTATAGAGGGATAATGGGGCCTGTGGGTTCTGGGAAAAGCACTGGATGCTGCATGGAAATCATGCGCCGAGGTTGCCAGCAAAAATCCGACAGTTCGCAAATTAGAAAATCCAGGTGGGCGGTTGTTCGCAATACATACAGAGAACTCTCCGATACTACGATAAAAACATGGCAGGACTGGTTTCCGGAGGATAATTTCGGGCCGGTTAAAAGCGACATGGATCATAATATATCAATATCGCTACCAGATGGAACTTCGTTACAAATGGAAGTTTTATTTAGGGCTCTCGACCGTCCCCAGGACATCAAAAAGTTGCTTTCCTTGGAACTTACCGGAGCATGGGTGAATGAAGCTCGGGAAATACCGAAAGGTATTATCGATGGTCTGGGGGATCGCGTGGGAAGATATCCCGCCGTAAGAGATGGAGGGTGCACCTGGAGAGGCGTAATAATGGACACAAACCCACCGGATGATGATCACTGGTGGTATCGGATGGCTGAAAACGAAAAACCTTCCGGATGGGAATTTTTCAGACAACCGGGCGGACTCATTGAAATTAACGGTAAATTTGTAGATAACCCAGACGCTGAGAATCTCGGGAATCTGGAACCGGATTATTATAGCATTCGCAAAGAAGGTAAAGATGTTGATTACATAAGAGCATATTATTGCGCGCAATACGGGTTCGTCCGGGAAGGTAAGCCGGTCCATCCCGAATACGTTGATGCGGTGCATTGTTACCCTGAAGATTTGGAACCCATTCCAAATTCCACAATATATATCGGCCTTGATTTTGGACTTACCCCAGCGGCAGTGTTTGCGCAAAGGCTTGCTAACGGAAGGTGGATTTTCATTGACGAACTCGTTAGCGAAGACATGGGGATAAAGAGGTTCGGACAACTGCTTCTTCTGCCCAAATTACAAGGAGAATATGCAGGATATACTTTCTCCATCCATGGTGACCCCGCTGGAGACGAAAGAGCACAAACCGACGAAAACACAGTGTATGAAATATTGGAGTCGCTCGGGATAAAGGCGGAACCCTGTTACACGAACGATCCAACAATACGGAGAGGAGCTTTAGAGGCTCCACTTACAAGAATGATCGAAGGGAAACCAGGAGCGTATGTCTCCCCTAAATGTAAGATTTTCCGCAAGGGGCTTGCTGGAGGATTTTGCTATAAGCGGTTAAAAATTGCTGGAGACGAACGGTATCAGGATAAACCAGTAAAAAATGCATACTCGCATGTGGTTGAAGCTGGTGAATATTGCATGGTTGGAGCTGGTGAGGGTGAAGCACTCACCAATACGCCGAAAAACTCAGACGCCGACAATTACAATAAATACAAAATTCGCACTCGTGGCGGTCCTAACGGATGGATGGCAAACTACTAGGGAGCAATTGAATCTGAACGACTGAAAACGGGGTCCGGATCCGGGGTCGGCCAACCTTAGATCTGGCGCAAGAATAAAAGAGCGGCAGTCAGGTGCCTGACCATCTGATTTGCCGCTTTTTTATTGCCCCTTACATTCTACCGCCCAGCGGTCGGGAGCGTGGCGTTGAAATTGCGGGAGACAGTCAAAAGATGCCCGAAATTGATGTCCTAGCCACTGCGAAGAAGCATTTCGAAGAGACCAGCTCCGCCTGGAGCGATCTCCACGACATCATGCTGGAAGACCTCAATTTTCTCGCCGGCGAACAGTGGGACGCTTCCCTTCTGGCGGATAGAGAGGGAAAGCCATGTCTTACGATCAACAAACTCCCCGCCTTTATCGATCAGGTAGTGGGCGACCAATTGCAGAACCGCCCACAGGTCCGGTTCATCCCCGTTGACGGCCACGCCGACCCGGACACTGCGGAAGTGATGACGGGTTTGTTCCGGCACGTTGAGCAGCAATCGGACGCCGAAGTGGCCTACGATACCGCATCGGATTCGGCGGTTTCCTGCGGGAAGGGGACGTGGCGAGTCCTCACCGATTATTCCGACCCCGATTCCTTCGACCAGGAGATCAGGGTTGAGCGCATTCTCAACCGCTTCTCCGTGTTCCCCGACCCCATGGCGCAAAAATGGGACTACTCGGACGGACGGTACATGTTCGTTATCGAGGATATGGCGAAAGAAACCTTCGAGGCGACATACCCCGATGCGGATCACTCGATGTGGGACAGCAATGATGCGACCGGCGATTGGATCACGCCGGATCACGTACGAGTAGCGGAGTATTTCTATAAGCAGTCGGTCCCCGGAATGCTCTATGAAATCGAGTTCGGGGATGGAATGCGGCAGGCCGTAAAGGAACTGCCCGACCCGGATGCGGACAACCCGTACATCAAAATCCGTGATCGCAAGACGAGCGTGGACGAAATCTGGTGGTGCAAGCTCACCGGAACTCAGATCCTGGAAGGTCCGACAAAGCTCCCAGGACGGTTCTACCCCATCATTTTATTGTGGGGAAAAGAACTGGTACTGGACAAAAAACGCATCTACCGCGGTGCGATACGGCACGCGAAAGATCCTCAAAAGCTCTACAATCTCAGTAGAAGTTGGAGTGCCGAACGAACGGCGCTTGCAAAGCCGTCGCCCTACTTCGTGACTCCGAAAATGATCGAAAACCACGAGTGGATGTGGAACAACGCGCACAGGGAAGACCGGTATTATCTGCTTTTCAATTCCGATCCCAAGTTCCCCGGAGCGCCGCAGCGTCAAATGCCGGGAGTGGTGGACACCGCCGTTCAATCCGAAATGATGGTGGCCGACCAGGAGATACACGACACGACCGGCTTGCAGCAGGCAAGCCTTGGGAAGAGGAGCAACGAAAAGTCCGGTATCGCCGTTATGGCGAGGCAAAGAGAGGGCGATGTCGCGAACTACGCCTATACGAACAATCTGGCGCGGGCGCTCAAGTATACCGGGAAAGTCTTCCTCGACCTGGTGCCGATCATCTACGACACAGCCCGGATTGTGCGCATCCTAGGCCCGGACGGCGCTGAGAAAATGGTGAAGATCAACCAGGAATATGCGGACGAAAAGACTGGGGAACCCAAATACCACGACTTTGCGATAGGCAAATACGACGTTGCTGTCACTATCGGTCCGAGCTACACGACGCAACGGCAGGAATCGTCCGCAAGCATGATGGAGATCCAAAAAACGCTTCCCCCGGAAGTCGCCATGGGAACCGCACCCATCGTCGTGAAGAGCCTCGATCTCCCCGGTTCCGAGGAATTCATCGAACGGATAGAGAAGTACCTCCCCGCCGGTATTGCCGAGGACAAAAACCCACCGCAAGGGGGGCAGACGGACCAGGCAGACCTGCTGGTGCAGCAGCAAGCTGCCATGCAGAAGATGGCCATGCAGCAACAGCAGGCGATGGCGCAGGTCCAGATGCAGAAGGAACAACTTATGCTCGATCAGGAGGCGGTGAAGCTCGAAGGTTTGAAACTCGATAACCAGAAGAAACTCATGGATCTGGGCAAATCGCACCAAGACATGGTGCACAAGGAGATTCATCTTGAGCGTGCCGTCCAGAACCAACCCACGGGTTCATATGAAATGGACGGAGCGGGGACAGATACCGGGCAAAACTTTTAACTATTAGCATCATTCCAAGTTTATAGAAAGATGAATATTCTTGACAAATGGAACGAAAGGTGCAATGGAAGAGATACGTTGCCCGATTTGCAACCGCCTACTCATGAGGGGAACGATTGTGCGCATTGAAATCAAGTGCCCGAAATGCAACAACGTTTTGAGTTTGGCCGAGCAGAGGGTAAAAATCGTATTTGGAACGAGGAGAGATGCCATGAAGTAGCGAGGCGCGGGAATTAATCGCAGTCACAACCAGATAGCTTAAAGCTACACATAAGAAGATAGCAGAGCCCACAAGAGGCCGGACTTCCGAGAAATCGGGGTCCGGCTTTTTTGCGTTTAAAGGGGCAGAGATCGTGGAAGTCGTACTCAACACGGAACGGAAGCCGGTAACAACGCATCCCGTCGTGCTCATAGCGGGTGACGGGTGGTGCCTCAAAGAGGATTTCGCGTCCTTCCTCGCCCTCGGGATTCCTCACGACGTCTACGCGATCGGCCGTTCCATCAACCTCTTCGAAACCGTTGACCACTGGGGGAACGTGGATTGCGGGGAATCCATCTGGTGGGCGGAACATCTGCCCGACAAATGGCGAACTGTGCCGCAACGCCACACCCTGGGCGCGATGCGCGGCTTTGACTTCGACTGGAGCATACCCCAGTCGGACTACGACATGGAAGACATCCTCTGGCACGGCTCAACGGCTCTTTTTTGCGTCTATACGGCCCTGGCGATGGGATACCGACGCGTCGTCCTCGCAGGGTGCCCGATGGACTCGGGAGGGCACTGGTATCACCCCGGAATCAAGGGGCCGCGCTGGACCGGTGAATCCTACCGGGCGTGGCTGGATTTCAAGCAACTCCCGGAAGCGGAACGGGTTCGTTCCATGAGCGGGTACACAAAAATCATACTCGGGGAACCGGACGCACCATGGCTATCAGACCGACAAAAGTAGACCCGGACGACTGGTGGAAAATGGAGCCGGTCGAACTGGATACCATCCGGCCGAAACCGAACCGTGACGTGCTGTTGGTCTGCGGGGATGGGGCATGCGTTTTTGACGACATAGCGGCATTCCTCGACCTCGATCCGGCACCGTTTGACACCATGCTCATAAACCACATGCCCCTGGCTTATCCCGGACGCTACGAGCATTTCGTTTGCGGCGACTCCCACATGAAACCCATGCAGAAGATTGCGCTAACACTGCCCGCAGACGTCCGAAAGCACTGCTGGAATCCCGGTAGCACGGGTTTTGACATCCGATGGGTGAAAGAAGACGGGCGAGGCTGGAACGGAACCACGGCGGCCCTGGCCGTCAAGATCGGGATCACTCTCGATTATCTCAGGATCGTTCTTGCCGGGTGCCCGATGGATCACTCCGGCCATTGGTACGACAAATACCTGAACGGCACAGACAAGAAACTCCAAAACGATCACAGGCATCACCTCTGGTACTGGACCGAACTTGCGACACGGCCGATTGGCCGCTTCGTTCGTTCGATGAGCGGGAACACGGCCGATCTGCTGGGACTCCCCGACGCGGATTGGACCGCGTGCACGAAATACCCTGAATAGGAGACGTTTTATGGGTGCTGCACCCGACGAAGATGAAGATGGAACAGGATTTGTTGAATCGGTTCAGTTCGTCCCGGAAAATTTCGCGGGGTCTCTTGACAGCCTCCCGGAGGAATTCGCCCCGGAAATTCCCGACGAGACCCGCAAGGACGAGGAACCTCCCCCCGCTGCCGAAGTGACGGAAACGGGGAAAGCCGAACCAGAAGCGCCGAAGTCGGGCGAAGGCCATGAAGAGGTTGACGAACCACCGGAGGTGGACCCGGAAAAGATAGCCGCCGAAATCGAAGAGTTGAAGAAGCGGCTTGAGAAATCGGACGCCCGGGCAGGCTACTGGCAGCGCCAGGCGGAGAAAAAGGCCGCCGAGCGGACGGCTGAGGAGGAAGCCCCCTCGCCGAACAAACCCAAACCCGAGGACTTCGAAAGCGACGAAGCCTACCTTGAGGCGCTCACCGACTACAAGGTGGACATGAAGCTCCGCGAGCAGGACGCGAAGCGTGCGGAAGCGGCCCTGGCGCAGGACTCCCAAAGCCTTCAGTCATGGACCAGCGCCATGATGGCTAATGGAGTCGCGCAGTTCGGAGACTTCGAAGAAATCGTAACGGACCCGATAGTCCCACTCACAAAGGACATCCTCCGGGCCGTGCGGGCGTCAAAAGACATCCCGCACGCCGAGATCATCTACTACCTCGGCAAGAACATCCGAGAGACGGCAAAAATATCAAGGCTCACCCCCGAGGCCATGAGTCGGGAGATAGGCGCAATCGCAGACAGGATAGCAGCGGACAAGGCAAAGGCGAAGGAACCAGGAACGCAGCCCGAGCCGAGGCCACAGAAACGCATTTCTACCGCGCCTCCTCCCATCAACCCAGTTCGTGGGGCATCGGCCGTGGTCACAAAAGACCCGTCCTTGATGTCAAACGCAGAGTATCGGGAGTACCGGCGCAAAAGGGGATAGCACGACATGGGAAGCACCCATACCCTGCTTACGCCAACCGTAATCGCCAAGGAAGCCTTGATGCTGTTGGAAAACAACCTCGTCATGGGCAACCTTGTGCACAGGAAATATGTCAACGAGTTCAAGAAAGTGGGCGGATCGGTTTCCATCAGGAAGCCGGTCAAGTTCCGCGTAACCAAGTCGAGAACCCGCTCGACATCGACCATCACCGAACAGAGCATCACCCTTACCGTCGCCACTCAGGCCCACGTGTCCTGGGCGTTCAACAGCAAGGATCTGACGCTCACGATCGAAGAATACAGCGAGCGGTACGTTAAGCCCGCCGCGGCCGCGCTCGCCAACACGATTGACGCCGACGTGTGCGCCCTCTACGACGATGTTTCGAACTCCGTCTGGGAGTCCACCGGGTTCATTACGCCGGAATCCTTCATTGTCCTCGGCAAGGCGGCTCAGAAGATGGACGAGGAGGCGTGTCCGCCAGAAGACCGGTCCATCGCGTTGAACCCGGCCGCGAACTGGAGCCTTGCGAATGCGCTCAAGAGCCTGTACGTGCAGGACGTCGCGGGCGGAGCCATCAAGGGCGGGGTCGCAAACGGAGGTTCCCCGAAGGGATACCGCGGTACCATCGCGGGTTTTGATATCTACATGGATCAGAACATCAAGACCCACACCACCGGCCAGTTCCATGCAACCGGGTCCACGGCGGCCCTGAAGGTGCAGACGGCGGCCGGCTCCAGCCTGCTCGGTTCGGACGCCAAATCCTACCCGATGATTGATTTCAGGATCGTGAATACCCGCGCTCTCAAAACCGGAGACGTGTTCACAATCGCCGGGGTGTACGCGGTAAACCCGATGAGCGGGGAATCCACCGGGCAGTTGCGGCAGTTCACCGTTACTGCGGACGCTTCCTGCGCTGTAACGGAAACCACGTCGGGTGGCGCGGTTACGGTCTACTTCGAACCCGCGATGGTCGACACCGGCCCGTATGCGACTGTCGATACGCTCCCGGCAGCGAGTGCGGCCGTAACGATCGTGGGGACGATTGCCGAACCCTATCCGCAGAACCTGGCTTTCCACAAAAACGCCTTCGCCCTCGTGACGGTTCCCCTGGAAATGCCCCATAACGTGTGGGGAGCACGGGAAACCTTCAACGGTCTGTCCATCCGCATCCTGAAAGACTACGACATCGATACCGATGACGAAGTGTGCCGACTCGACGTCTTGTACGGGGTGAAGTCGCTCTATCCCGAAATGGCCGCGCGGATCTGGGGAGCGGAAGGCTAACACAACCGGAACACCTGGAGACGGAATGAGCAATCCAGAGAACCATCAACCGGACGGAATCTTCGTAGCGGGGTTCCCCGGAGAAAAAAGGAAATACCCGGCCTGGCGCTACCATGACTGGCTGGAGCCCATAATTGTTGCAGATACCGAAGCAGACGAAAAGGCGCGGATGCAGGGATGGGTGGAACACAACAAGCCCGTTACTGCATCCCGCCATCTTCTGAACCAACGCTTCGACCTCGAAGACCTTTCGGCGCGGCAACTCTCCCAGTACGCCCTTGCGGAATTCGGAGTCGATCTCCCCGTCGAGGCGGGCAAGGAAAAACTCTTCAAGGCGATCTGGCGCCTTTCCATGAACGCACCGGAAAACGACGACCGGGTTGTCCTTATGACCCATGCCATACAGCTCAATTACGACGAAACCCAATTGGAGATAAAAAAGCTCGCCGGGTCCAAAACGGAGCCGCGCGAAGAAACCGTACAGGAGTTTTGGGCATGACAATCGGATTCACAAACGACGGCATGGTTTTTCTTACGGATACGAGCAGCTCGCCCAACGGGCAACCGGCGCAGATAACGCACACCTGGGAACCGAATGTCGCCATGCAGGTCGCGGATCTGCTGAAAAGGGCGGCCGGTGAGGCCAGGGCCAAGAAAGCAGGCGCACCGCGCGTCATCATACCCCACGTGGCAATAGGACACGGATAATATGGCGACAACCGCTCATGATCTCATAAAATCCGCACTTCGTCTCTGCGGAGCGCTCGACACGGCGCAATCACCCGAAGCCGATCTTTCGGCGGACGGATTAGAGGCCCTGCAATATATCCTGGACTTCTGGAGTTCGCAGGGCCTCATGATCTACGCGCAGACAAGGGAGTCTCTCGCCATCACCGGAGCCGCCTCTTATACGATTGGAACGGGCGGGGACTTCGATACAACGCGTCCAGACCAGATTGCCGGAGCATATGTTTCGAGCGGTGGGCTTGACCATCCGCTGCAAATAATAGGACCGGCAGTTTACGGCGGTCTTACTCAGAAATCCTTGGGCGGGACCCCGGACAGACTTTTCTACAGTCCGGAAAATCCTCTCGGCAAAATCTATCTCTACCCTCTCGGCGGGGCCGGGGACACGCTCCATATCGATACCCTGAAGCCCTTGACCGAACCCACCGCTCTTACCGATACCATTGTTTTCCCGCCCGGATACAAGCGAACGATCAAGTTGAATCTGTATGTCGACCTGGCTTCGGAGTTCGGCCGGCCGGTGGACGCTTTGCTCTACAAAGAACTGGCGGATGCAAAAGAGGCCATAATGGCGAAAAACGCATCCGCAAGAGCGAACACCGTGCAAGTGGAATCCATCCAGACTTGCCGCAGATACTCGATAAACGAGGGTTAGGGCGATGGCGAGAATCCCCCTTCTCGGAGCCAAATACCAGCCACGCATGGCCGAAGACGACATGAACTTTTTCTTCGTTGCCGAACAGCGCGGGGCCGGGATCATGGAGGCCGTTTACGGAACGCCGGGACTCCTCACATGGAAGGATCCTGGATACGTCGGGCAGGGACGGTGCGGAAAGATCATCCAGGGGATTCTTTATTTTGTCGTCGGCAACCGTTTCTATTCATGCACAACGGCAGCGGTCTGCACGCAACACGGCACGATCGGAACCACAACCGGACCGTGCTACATCGAGGACAACGGCACGCAGATCATGCTTGTGGACGGGGCGGCGGGGTACATCTACACGATTGCGACGTCGGTGTTTGCCCAGATAACCGATGCGGATTACCTCTGGTTCGGAAGCCTCGCCTACCTGGACGGATATTTCATCGGCCACGATCCGGACTCTGGACAATTCGGAATATCCGCGAGCTATGACGGGACCACCTGGGACGCACTCGACTTCGCAAGCGCCGAGGGACGGCCAGACAACATTCTCCAAAGCCTCACCGCGCACCGCGAGTTGTGGCTTTTCGGAACGAACACGACGGAAGTTTTTTACAATTCAGGCGCATCTTCATTCCCCATCGAACGGCTGTCGGGAGGGTTCATCGAGCATGGCATCCTTGCAGCCGAATCGGCTGTTCTAATCGACAACACGCCCCTCTGGCTCGCCTCCGATCCGAAGACCGGAGAACGCCTCTTCGTTCGCGCGAGCGGTTACACGCCTCAAATCGTGTGCGATGATTTCATGAGCTACCAACTCGATCACATGACCACGGTTTCCGACGCGAAAGCCTACGGGTATTCGGAAGGCGGACATACGTTCTATGTCTGCAACTTCCCCACGGAAAACAAAACATTCGTCTACGATTTGAAAACCGGGCAGTGGCACAGGCGGGCGAGTTTCCCTGTCAACGGACGCCACCGGGGGAATTGGTATGTGAACTTTGCCGGGAAGCACCTCGTGGGAGATTTCGAAAACGGAATAATCTACGAGATGAGTTTGGATATCTACGATGAGGACGGGACCGAAATCCAGCGGGCATGGACGCTTTCCGAGGTTCGGTCCACCGAATGGGTGTTCCATAGCGAACTTGTCGTGGAACTGGAAACCGGACTCGTTGCGGCCAGTGAAACGGACCCGCAGTTGATGCTCGACTATACGGAAAACGGGGGCAAAACCTGGAGCAGCGAACGGCAAATCAGCGTCGGGACCGTTGGGAGGTATACCGGTGAAGTCCGTGCCAGGAGGCTGGGGCGGGCACGGTGCAGGGCCTACAGGATCAAGGTTTCGGCGTCTCGCAAATGGGGGATTCTTGGCGTGGACCTAAGGGCGGGCACGGGGACGCACTGATGGCTATACTATCCGTCAAAGAGCAGCCACGAGTCGCCATAGTCGACCAAAACGGAATCCCCACCAGGGCGTTCAACGAGTGGGTACAAGGACAGATTCGCCTCGTGCTGAACCAGAAAACCGATGCCCTGCCCACCGCAGCGGGCAAGGTCGCCAAGTTCGACACGGACGGCAACCTTGCCGATACGGCAAAGACGGCCCCGAATGGGGCCTTTGTCGGGACCACCGACACGCAGACACTTAGCGCAAAGACGCTTTTGTTGCCCGTCATCGCCGATTTCACCAACGCCGGACACACCCACCAGAATACTGCGGGGGGCGGGAAGATCGACCACGGGGCGGCTCTGACAGGGTTAACAGACGACGACCACACCCAATACCCGCTACTTGCAGGAAGGGCATCCGGGCAGGTTCTGGCCGGTGGAGTTGCTACGGGCGAGGCGCTGACCCTCAATAGCAATGCGCTCAAGGACGGCAAGATCTACTTGGGCGATTCGTCTTACTTGGACGAGGCGAACAGAATCCTGCTCCTGGCGACCGGAATGGCTCCGGGGAGCTCACCCTCCGATGCAGCCCAACTGTGGGTGGCGGACCAGGCGGTCGGAAATGCCACGTTCAAGATCCGAACGGAAAATGGCAAGGTGCTCACCCTATATCAACAGGCACACATTGCGGACCCGAGCGGGGGAGCAACGGCGGACGCGGAGGCAAGGGCCGCCATAAACTCAATTTTAGCCGTCTTGGAAAATATCGGGCTACTCGCAACGTCATAAGGAAAGGCCATGGACCTCAGAAAATATTGCGCAATGAAAAAGGCGAAAACGGTCAAAATTCTGAAAGTATCCGGTCGTGTGTTCGTTGAGAAACGGAACTTCTGCCCCGACACCGGAACGGAATTGTTCGGAACGGACGGCAAAGCCGAGCTTTTACCGGTGGACAAGGCGAGTCTCATTGCGCAACGGGATGCGCTCGAAGATGACCTCGATACACTCGATAACTTTCTGGCGGACCTGGAACTGACGGAAGAGGCTGGGACATGACGGACTGGCGCGAAAAAGAAACTGAGCGGCAAAAAGCACTCTCCAAGCGCCTTTTGTTCTATCTGCGCGGGAATATCGACGCCGTTCGTTTCTGCATCGACATATTGTTTATAGGGCACCTTTGGGATGATCTCATTGATAAGGACAAGGAAAGAACGCCAGACGAGATAAACGCGGCCTTCCGCACGGCCATGGGGGACATCCCGACAAACCCGTTCTACCAGGACAACATCAGGCCCTTATCCGGACTACTGATGAGTGCTTTCCTGCAATGGCAGGATTCAAACGTTCTCATGCAGGGAAATGCGGATGATTCCATGACGTGTTTTATGATCAGAAATAGCCTCATGGTTGTCATTCACTACTGCCTTTTATTGACAGGCGGCCCCATTTGGGCGGAACAGCAGGGACCTGCGTTCTGGCACGAGTTTGGGGCGGGGATAACAGAAAAGTACCAAGAATTCTTGGAGGAGCAACATGCCTGACATCGGCGGTGCGGTAAGCGGCGGGGTTTCTCTTATTGGCGGACTCATGGGCTCCGATGCGTCATCCGATGCCGCTGACGCACAAGTAGCAGCGGCCAGAGAAGCAAACGAACTCCAGAAGTACATGTACGACACGGCCCGCGAGGATCAGGCGCCGTGGAGAGAAACGGGCGGCGCGGCGGTAAACTACATCGCGCAAATCCTGGGGATTCCCGGCTACGGCGGCGGATCGACAGTTTCTGGTACGTCGGGCGGGAACACCGCACAGCTTACCGCTCCGAATCTGGAGGACTACAGGTACGGGTCATCCTCCGGAACCTCCGCTCCGAGCCGACCGAGGGCGACATCATTCTCGGAATTGGTTTCTCAGCCCTCATCGGAATACTATCTCGACCCGGAGACCGGGGTAGTGAAACAAACGGCTTTCGGGAATACGGCTCCGGGGGCTGCGCAATATGATTACGCCAAGTACAACAAGGCGCTGGAAGATTACAAAAACTCACTCTCCGCGAACACAACAACCACGGCGGCAACGCCCCTGGATCTGACCAATATCCTTCGCTCAACTCCAGGCTATCAATTCCAGGTTGGAGAAGGCACGAAGGCCATAGAGCGGAGTGCGGCGGCAAGGGGCGGGCTCCTGTCGGGCGCTGCCGGAAAGGCTCTCACAACCTATTCGCAGGGTGTTGCGGACCAGACCTACAACAACTACCTGAACTCGCTCATGTCGGTTGCCGGACTCGGGCAGAATTCGGCGAATACCACAACCTCGGCCGGAACGAGCTACGCCAACGCGGCTTCGAACAACCTGCTTGCGGCCGGCAACGCCAAGGCTTCCGGATACATCAACTCGGCCAATGCGCTGACGGGCGGGATCAGTTCGGGGATGAACAATTACATGCTCTACAACATGCTGAACAAGGGATCGGGAAGCAACTCGAATTGGGGTTCCGGAATGACGAATTACCTGTCCGGCAATTACGGCTGGGGCTAAAGGAGAAACATCATGGCAAACGGACTCCCGGAACTGAACACGAACTACGGGCCGGATCTGGCAAAGGTCCTTACCACGGCCGCAGCCATCAAACAGGCCGAGACGCAGAATGCCTTGGCAAATATGAAACTGCAGGACCAAGTACAAACAAGGAATGTCCTTTCTTCCGCATTCGGGGGAAACGGATCTACGGGAACGGATGCTACCGGCTCCGGGGCATATCAGAATGCGGCGAACGCTCTTCTGCGGCAAGGCAACGTCGAAGGGGCTAAAAATGTTGCCGCCATAGGCTCGGCTTTCAACAAGTCCGATCCGGAAGGCAAGCTCAAGCAGATCGAAACGGCACAAAAAGTGATCGACTTCGGGCTAAAAGGCCTGCCGTATACGACTCTGGACAACTACCCGGAGTATCGCCGGAACCTGCTTGGAATGATGGGAGCACAGTCGCACCCCATGCTCCCCGACCCTTCTGTATTCTCCGGGCATGAAGATCCTCAGAAAGACTTCAACGATTGGAAGGGATGGGCGCAGAAGCAAGCACTCACCATAAAAGACCAGATCGATCTTAACACGCCGAAAATCGATACCGTCCAGATGGGGGAGTCCAACCAGCCCGTTGCCGTATTCAAGGGCCGAGGCATGGAAGGCATCCAGGCGATACCGGGCACGGGCGGGCCGAGAAGTGAGAATATCGGAGGGCGGGCCGATGCCGAGTACCAGAATCTTGTCAAACTGGAAAAGCTTGGGCAGGAATTGACGCCTGAACAAAGAGCCTCCAAGGAAGCCTACGAGACTCGAAAAACGGTTGGAAGCACCGGCGGGATTCAGCCTTTCGACTCCTGGGAGGATAAAGATAAGGCCGGGAGCTTCGAGCGCTATTTCAAGCTTGGAGAAAAGCCCACCTTCGCCAATCGGGATGCTCGGAGCAAGAACGCATTCGAGCGGGAATACAACGCCTGGATGAGTGCGAACAGTCTTTCTCCGGAAGATTCAGCCGTTGCACGCGCCGGGATTCGCGGTGGCACAATGGCGGTTGGAGAAAACGAGAAACGGCTCGCGCTCACAAGGGGATTTGTCAACACGATCGATTCCAATATCGAAATGATAAGGGATATGCGGCAAAAATACGGGCAGAACTTCGGGAAGCTCGTAAACCAGGCCGCAAACAATCTCAAACAGGGCATTATGGGCTCCGGTGATCTCGCCGCCTTGCAACTTGCCTTGCGGAGCACCTCAAACGAAGTAGCAAAGATTGAATCGGGATCATTGGGTATAGCGGAAGTCTCGGTCGAACAAGCCGCGCAGATGAAGAAAATTTTCAGCGAGAATCTCAATGATTCAGATCTGATGGCCGTACTCGATACGGCCGGAAGCCTGGGAAAGATCAGGTTGAAATCCCTTGAAGACACGATAAGTTCCACGAAAAGCAGGATGGGTGGTGCTTCGGCAGGCACTTCCGCAAAGCCCCGAATAGACCCCGAGGCGGCGAAAGCCGAGCTGAGGAGAAGGGGGCTTCTGAAATGAACAACGACATTACAACGCTTTCCGATGCAGCTCTATACGACGCCTATTCTCAGGAAGTCGGCCCGGAAAAGGCCGCTGCAGAGTTCTTCCGGGGCAAAGGATATGAACCGCATCATGCTGCCGGGATAGTCGGGAACCTCTCCCACGAATCTGATGGCATGGACGCCGGAGTATCGCAATACGGTGGCGGTGGAGGTTTCGGATTAGCTCAGTGGTCGGACCCGAAAAGGAAAAGAGCACTCTTCGAATATGCAAAATCAAAGGGGGAGAAAATCCCTAGTGCCCTGACGCAACTTGAATTTGTGGACGTGGAACTAAACGGGGACGAATCTGCGGCCGGAGAAGCCTTGCGCAAGGCAAGAGACGCGAAACAGGCGGCAAGGATCTTCTCGGACAGATACGAACGCCCTGGCAAGCCACTTATGAAGAGCAGGCTGCAACGTGCGATGAAGATCATGGGCGACTTGGTATCTCCTGCCGAAGCGGGTGCGGCGGAAATACCCGTTGCTGGGGACGCGGACCTTGCCTCAATGTCCAACGAAGATCTGGCCTCGGCGGCTGGAGTCGATCTGTCGGGGATTTCAAATGAGGATCTTATGAGATCCGCAGGACTTGACGGCGGGAGCCTCAACGCCACACAGGGCGTGCAGACCACCACGAAACCCTTTGCCGATCAGACGTTGACCGCCGTCCCCAAGAACGCGCCGGAATGGGCCAGGAGCCATCCTGAGCTTTATTGGAAGGCCGTGGATGCGGTGAAGGGCGCTGAAATACCAGGCGATTTAGCAGCCGTGCTTGCAGGCGCGAAGTTCGGGGCAACTGGCGGAGCTGCGGCGGGTAGCGTTGTCCCGGGAGCCGGGACCGCCATTGGAGGGATGACGGGGGCCATTATCGGTTCCGGTTTAGCCTATGCCGCCAAGCAATACGGTATGGATGCAGTAAAGCAATATCTTGCGATGCAAGAACCCTATACCCTTGCGGAAGGGATAGCGAAGGCCCCGAATCGGTTTGCCACGGGCGCAAATATTGAAATGACCGGGCAAGCGGTGGGCTCCGCCATGACGCCCGTTGCTGTTGGCGTAAAGAATTTTCTCAACTCTGGCGGTGCAAAACTGTATGAAAGCTCCCTTAAAATCCCGCCGTCCGTTCCTGGGAAAATGCGTGATGCGGCTGTTGAAACGGGGATGGAAGGAGGATTTGCGCCATCCAAGACAGGGTTCGAAAAGCTGAGGGGGCGGCAGGATGCCATCAGGAAACAGGTTTCCGATGAAATAAACGCGGCGGCTCAGTCCGGGGAAACGGTTGACAGGGAAGCGGTATTGAAGCGTGTCGACGGATTGCGCCAAACATACCAAAATGCTCCGGACGCAACGGAAAGGCTTGCCGCCCTCGATGACTTCATGGAAGCATTCCGCGCCGAATGGCCCAGCCAGATACCGGTTGACCGGGCGCAGGAAATGAAGAAATTCATCTACCAGGAACTGAAAAACCCGGGTCTCGGGCCGGGGAACTACGGTGACAGGAAACGTCTGCCCATCGAGGAAGACAAGCAGCTTGCCAGGGGACTGAAGGAAGAGCTTGTCAACCAGATACCCGAGCTTCAGAAGCTCAATGCCGAGGACGCTTCCCTTATCAATCTCGGGAAGGTGCTTGAACGCGCCGTGAACCGGACACGCAACTACAATATCATCGGCCTCGGGGATCTCTTGGCGAGTGGCGTAGGCACTGTCGCGGGCGGGGCTACGGGAGGCGTTGCCGGGTTTCTGCTCAAGCGGGTTCTGGAAGATCCGGTTGTGAAGGCAAGGATTGCTTTTGCGATGCGGAAGGCATCCAAGATGAAGATAATTCCCGAATCAGTTCCGAAATTATCGGCGGAAGCGTCTGCTACTACCTATACAGCCCGGCAAAAGAAAGAATCTGAACCAGCACCCATTCAATGGGGTTGGGGAGTCCCGGCTCCCAGCACGCCCTAGGATTGTAATAATGCCAAACCGTGAGCAAACCGGTTCCGGACATCCCAAGGAAAAGCCAAAACTTTGCCCTGAACCGGTCCCCGGATATCCGATTGTTTTCGGCGTTAAAGAAAAATCCGAGGACTATGAGGGTGAGCGTATAGAACACGGTTTTCTACCACTCCCTATACTTCCAGTCCCTGAGCAGTTGGGTTTGAGCGTCGAACGTGCACCGCATTTCGTACCCGTGCGAAACGGGTGTTGCAACAAGAAATTGCCCGACCGGAGCATAGACCTGCTTCGTGTCGTTCGTGGTCCAGACAGCCACAAAAATAGTGTCTCCATCGGCTTTGTTGGCCGGTGGGCCATGCTGAGAAATTATGTCGTCATAGGTGGCTTTTCCGATAAGCGGGTTCATCCTGGCGGCCACACGCTCGTAGGGCTGCTGCTGCGATGTGGCGCAAGCGGCAAGAGACACGAAGATTGCAATCGCGACGAAAACGGCTACAGGCTTCATGGGAAGCTCTCCTATCGTGAGGAATTTATAGACTAGCATAAGTTTTTAACCTGTCAATCTTTTCCTTCCGGCCTGATCAGCCGTTGGGGGAGCCAACATGAAGCCCGTTTTCCGTGCACGGCGGAAGGCGGGCTTTTTTGTTGGCATAAGGGGGGAAAATGAAAAATCGGATCAAACTCGCGGCACTGTTCTTCGCCTTTTTTCTTGTGAGCATCCTTTTTCTGACGCTCATGCCGGCTCACAGTTCTATCGGCGTAAATCCAAAATTCAAGGGCTGGGCCACAGACGGGACCCCTCTCGCCGGAGGGTTGCTCTACACGTACAAACCGGGAACCACAACGGCAAAATCGGCCTATACGGACTCGTCTTTGGCTACGCCAGCGGCGAATCCCGTTGTCCTCGACTCCTACGGGGAAGCATCAATCTATTTTAAGGGTGCGTACAAACTCGTCCTCAAGACTTCAACCGGAGTCACGCTCTGGACCGTGGACAACGCTACGGGCATCGGGGGATCCCTCCAGGTGAGCGCATCCGATTATGGAGGGCTCAACTCAGCCATAACCGCCCTCGGGTCCACGACGTGCGAACTTGTGGTAGATGCTGCGGACGCGCTTACGGCATCGGCCACAGTCCCGGCTACAATGGCGCTCAAAATCGTCAAGGGCGGAGTGGTTACGACAACTGGCTACACTCTCACCTTTATCGGCCAGCTCGATGCCGGGCCGTACCAGGTATTTTCGGGAACAGGCACTGTTACGGGGCTCAAAAAGGTAAAGCCCGAATGGTTTGGCGCAGATCCCACCGGTACGGTTGATTCCGCCGCCGCGATGGCCAAGGCCCTGGCTGCGATAGAGGCCAATGGCGGGATTTTGGAAGTGGATGGCGTGTATGACTGCGGGGCTACCGGCATCAATTTTGCCCAGGACGCAGTTGATACGGCGCATAGTTGGGTGATTGAGGGCATAGGACTAAAAAAATCTACCATAAAAACGACGAACGCCCCTATTGGCCTTGACCTTGGTGGTCGAGACAATGTGACGCTCAAAAATATTTACGTGCGCGATGTAGGCACAACCGCAAAAGTAGGGATTGCCAGATACAGGTCCCTGTACGGCACCTCCGATGGAGGAGGGCATTTCCACAAGTATTATGATGTACTAGTGGAAGGCTCCTACTCCATCGCGTGTCTATACTCCGTCGGATCGGAAGTCAACGCGCATTACAATATCCAATTGATCAACGGTGGTACTGGATCTGGGTATGTGACCGGAGTGTCGGACTTTCGTTCCCTATCGGCTGCCGGTTCGCCAATTGACGGAGGATCTAATACAGTAAATAACTTCTACGGTGGAATGATCTGGACCGCCGAAGCTGCGGTATACACTTCTAGTTCTATAATCGATAACCTAAATTTCTTTGGCACCTATCTAGCCTCTGATAGCTATGGGGTGTACTTGGGTGATGACGGTACAAAGAGCGTCCAGGGGAAAATTGTTTTCGATGGAGTGCGTTTCGAGGGGCAAACAGCTATAGGTATCTACCTGAACGCCAATACCGTATGGGGATTAAGGGTCATTAACTCTCACTTCGGCCAAACTTCCGGCTACGACATTTACCAACCGGATCTAACAGGTGGCGACGGTTTAGTAGATGCCTGGATCGAGGGCAATTGGCACTCGGCACAAGGCATCAGACTAGAGAATGGAGGGAAGTCCTGTCATATCGTGGTGCCTCAAAATGAGTCATCAACCACCCCGCCAGTTTATCTAACAAATGGCGGAGTGTTTAGCAATTCGTACTTTGAGGCCCCGGCTATTTCCAATAGCTCAGCTCCTGGTCCAGGGATGGTGGAAGTGGTCCACTCGGATGCGTTTCCGTGGCGCATGAGGCTCGGTCCTACCGATCCCGACGCCAGCTACGGCACCTCGGCGACTTGGGGATCAAGCATCGTCAACCGTCCTTCCGGCGCGGCACCCCTCACGCCGGAAGTAGGACAGAGCGTAACGGCGGACAACGCCAATTGGGACCCGCTCGGAGCCGGTGCGACCGGGATACCCTATCCGGTGTTCTACGATGGCGCGAACTTTGTCGGAATGACCCCGGTACCGGGGACCATTGCCGCGGCCAATTCGAGTGGAAAGCGCGGCACCGTGGTCTACGATACAAGCTATCTCTACTTCTGCGTGGCCACCGATACGTGGAAGCGGATAGCCTGGCCAGCGTGGTAATTAGTGTGGGAAGGGCGGGTGAGATGGGTAGGGAGTTACCCCACCCATCGCCCTTGTTTATTAGTTAAGACTCAGATGCCTTTTTGATCCTGTACGCTTTGTGCTTGGCATTCTTACACTCGTTGCACCTGCAGCCGTACCGATAGGCCGTGGTGGTGCCATGCTCGATATGTCTGTGTTTCTCTAGAGCGTGAAACTTGTCGTGGCAGTGCTTGCAAAGAGCAATGCACTGTTTTAGCTCAAGCTCTATCCTGTCTTCGGCATACGACCAAATCCGATGGGTAAACTTCTTCTTCGGGTCGCGGTGATGAATCTGGATATCCCACGATTTTCCGCAGAAAAAACAAGCCCCCATTGCCTCGATGTACTTCCTTCGCCGTGCGGTAATCCAGTTGAGCTGGAATGCCCTTTGCTGATCTTTGTCCTTGTAAGCCATTAGCAGTGGCCCTTTCAGACGAAAAGAGCGCAGAGTGAGTTGCTAAGGCCAAGGACGGCCCCCGTTGCCTCTCGACAAACGGACACTCTCTGCGCTCTTTCGATGGAACTCTTTTTTGTTCCCCGCCCTTAGTTTTAGCAGGGTCAACATAGCACGTTTTTTACAAAACCACAAGCATCTCTCACAAGCATAAAATTTCGATTTTCTCTAGAAGTGGAGCGGGAGACGGGATTCGGACCCGCGACCCTCAGCTTGGAAGGCTTTGGTTCTCAACTGTTAAGTGCGGAAATACTAAGGAAATTCCTCCATTATTTTCTGTCCAGTACCCTGTTTTCCCATCGTTTCCCGCAAGAATCACAAGCATGAGTCACAAGCATAATTCGGCTCATGCTTGCGTCCTGTCCATGCCCTCGAACAGTTCGTCCAACCTTCCCAACGCCTCACGTTGCGCTTCGTCCACCGAGTGCAGATAAATCTCCGTTGTCCGTTTGTTCTCATGCCCCAAGATTCCAGAGAGTACCCCTGTCGGAACCTTCATCACATCATGGAGATAAGTCGCCACAAAATGCCGGATGGCGTGGAAGCCGTAGTTCGGGACTCCTGCGCGCACACACAGGGACCGCATGAGCTTCGGCCGGCGGAAGTATCGGTCCTTTTCCCGTGCGTTATAGAAAACCCACTTCTCTTGCTTGCGACGCTTCCACATTGAAAGGAGCATGGCGGTAAGAGCACGATTGGTGCCGAGTGTACGAGATTTCCATTCGCCAGCACGATTCTTTCGGGTCCAGAGCGTGATCGTGTTTTTCTCAAAATTCACGTCCTGCCAGGTAAGGCGGAGTATCTCGTCAATCCTGGCAAGAGTATGGATCAGGATCACGATCAACGGTCGCTCATCCGGCGTGCAAGCGGCAAGAAGTTTGAGAAATTCCTCTTTGGCCGGGATCTTCTTTTCTGGCGTGGTATTGGGCATCTTCTCTATTTTGGCGCAGGGGTTCAGGAGGTCGGGAAAATGAAGTTTTTGGATCCACGAAAAGAGTGTTGAAATCTCCTTACGGTAATTGTTGTAGCTATTCTGGCTGGGGGTTGTTGCGAGAAACTCACTCAATAGGGCAGGGGTAAAATCTCGGATCGGAAAGTCTTTTTCTGCGGTTATTCCAAGGAATGCAGCGAGTTTTCGAAAGATAACCTTTTTATTTGCCACATTCCCCGGAGCGTGCCTTCTTTGGGACCAGTCGAGGTACTTGTTGACTAGGTCCAACAATCCCATGGCGGTCGGGGGTGTTTGCGCCTGAATCGTCTCTTCCGCCTTCACCTTCTTTCGGCGTTCGCCCTGTGCCGCTTTCGCCTCCGTTTTTGTCTTGAATCCTCCGCCCGCGCATCTTTTCTTTTGGCAAACGAAGTCGTACCGCCAATCCCCCCGGATTTTGTCCTTCCATAATCCCATAGATCACCTCTTGGCGAAAGCGAAGACAGCGAATTCCCGCGGGGTAAAATCCCCCGAGACGGTCTGCTTTTTCATACACCGTCTTCACGGAAATTTGCAAGAGGTCTGCGACCGCCTCAGGGGTGAGCAACGGGGTCATTGGGTGGCCTCGTTCTTCATCTTCGCCTTGTATGCGGCGGGTCTGCTGGTTTGTCGTGGGAATACTCGGATCATTGTGTCTCACTTTCCCCGGATTTTGCGACACAAACCGGGTTGTGTTGCACGGGTGAGATGCAAGCTGCTCTTTCTCCTGGCATAGGGTAAGTCATCTTCTAGAATTGGTGTTCCAAAATGCCCACAAGTTGGACACCAGCAACTTTTAACCGAATCCCCAACAGTTACAGCCACTGCGAACATGATTCCACAGTGGCCGCATCGAATAAAAGCCATAGTTGGAACGTAGTCGATAGGAGTATGAACGAAGTGAAATGACTCAGATATACCGTTGAATTTTGGATTCTTTATGTTTGGAAGCATTATTCTCCCTTCACTCCGCCCTTCCTCTCATCCCAGAGCTGTGCGGCTGTTTCTTCGTCGCCCGCTACGGGGCCTTGCGCTCCACACATGGCGCAGTCGATAAAAAAGCGTCCGGCGAATTCACTGCATGTCGTCATCTTCTCGTCGGCCAGACAAAACGGGCAAGGCTTCAGGTCCACCACTTACTCCTTATTAAAATTCAACCCCCTCTTCTTTTACTTCCCGCCCCGTTGTTAAAGTTTGGGGGCGGATGGGTTGATTGTGAAAAACACCGCTAAACCTGGGCCAACAGAGCCGCAAACTTGCCGGCTGTCCATGAAATGATCGGCTTGGTTTCCCTGATGTATTGATTCACGGCTTCGACCAGTTTGGAAAGATCGCTGTCGCAATCATTGAGTGTCATATCTTCTGGCAGATCGTCATCCCAATAGTCGTCGCCAATCTGACGAGGATGGACCGGTTCGCCGATGGATAACCGCAGATCATCAATCGTGCATTCGTGTTCCTCGCAACATTCCTCAATTTCGGAAATTTCGTTGAACCACATATCGCACGCATGGGAATAGAGCGGGGCCTGTCCATCCCACAACTTCTTGGGTCTGGCGTTGTAACGTTCGATCTCTTTCCGCTCCGAACACGGCCTGCAATATGCGTGTCTCGGATAGGCTTCCCCACACGTGCCACAAACCAAGTGGGTACAGCCCGAATAGCGGGCCATGCGCTCATTTTTGCCACAAAATCGTCCTTCTCTATCCACCCATCCTTCGATATTGGTTCTGTAATGTGCAGCCTCGCCGGATGTGTCGAGAATAATTGTTTCACTCTTCAATTTATCCTCCTTGCCGGAAAAGATTATGGGCTTCTCACGCATCGGGTTCCTCCTTCGGCGGCTCGGGTAGCGGCATCCAGTGGGTTGGCTGGTCTTCCTGGAAATGGATGTGCGTGTCGCTTCCGCGCCCTGTGCCGCCCATGCAAGGCACAATCACGCTCCAGCCAGTGCCAACGAAGGCCATCTCCCCGTATGACGCCACACACACCCTCCCGCCCGGGCTCAGGAGCATGACGGGTCGCCCATCCTTCGGCGCGGTGCTGATCGGTTGCCATTGGGGTTGCGCGAGATCGACCCTGATGTATTCAACGTCAAAATCATCCTGCATAACGTCGCACCATGTCGTTTCTTCCGTGGGCAGACAATCTCCATCTTCATTAAAATATTGCAGCCAAATCCGCTTAGGGGCATTTGATATCATCTAGGTTCTCCTCCTCCGAACTCTCCGGGATTTCCGGAGGGTTCGATGTCACAGGTTCCAAGATCAAACGCAGTTTGGCTGATAGCCCATCTTTCAAGTTCAATCTCTTAAGAGTATCTCTACTAAGTGGATGCGGGTGGCCGTCAAAGTATACGTAGGCATGGCTTTCCGATATATAATCTCCAAGAAACGTAATCCAAAGAAATGGAGCCTTCTCTATCCGCTCCGTAAGGGCGGCGAGGTCTCTATCACGTTTTCTTACGGCCTCAATCAAAGCCCGCATTTTGCTGTTAATCTCATTCCATGCCGTATCAGCCGACCAGTGCAATTCCCTACACCGATCTTCGGCAGCATCAAGCCAACGTTCCATTTCGATCAGATCGTCTTCGTTCATCCCGCTACTCCTTGTCAGGTAGGTCCGCTAACCAATCTTCAAACCTACCTCCCTTCATGAGTTCTGACCACGGTGCTACGTCGCCGTTGAGATGCAATCCAGCCACACCGTAGCTTGACTCTATAAGAGCGTGGACTTCGGAGACGCCATTTTTGTATTTGGCGAGTTCCCCCTTCAGCCGCTTAATCTCCTCCCTCTGCAACTCCACCAACTCCGTGCTGCTGCCGAGTTGGGCACGGAGGGAGGCGACGTGTTCGGTGAGGCGGTAGGTTCTGTCCAAGAGTTCCTGGGTAATCCAAGATTCCATGAGGATGCATGGCTCAACGCCTTTGCATTTCTCAATGTCCCCGCGGTAAGTGCAGTTCTTGCATTGGTCGCTCATGGCTACATCTCCTCCTCGGTCACGCGGCGGGACCACTCGGCCGATCGCATGCCGGGAGTGCCGTCTTTTTTGAGGATGTTGCCGATGGCATCCCATTCCCATCCGTCCGGATACGTTATGCGTCCGACCCAGCATTCCGTGACCAACATCTGCTTTCCTTCGTAACTGCACCCGTTCACCGTCACCACATCCCCCACCTTGAGCGGGTGCCGCTTATCAACCCATTCTTTGATGAGTTCACGTTTCTTGTCGTTGAGGGCCTTAATCTCCGCATTTATTTCAGCGATTCTTTCAGGGTAGGTCATCTATTCCTCCTCAGAAGCGAAAGCTTCGCCGCAGCAAGGGCAGTGCGTGCAGATCAGGCTGGTTTCTTTGGGGAATTTCAGCCCGACGTCGACATAAACCGGCACGTAGTAGATAGTTCTTCCGGTACTGGTGTCGATGCCTTCAGACAACGCAACGCCTTTGACTTCGCGGCCTTTCCATGTCGGGTACTTATCGCGGAACTGCTTTTTGAAACGTTCCAGACATTCACACATTATCTATTCCTCCTCACCGCACCGGCTTCCCGGTCGGCGTAGTAGATTCAATCGGGGGGGGGTATCGCATCCATCAATCCTCCAAAATGAGGCCGTATCCACGGTACTCCTCGTAACAAGTCCAACACAGAGGGCCTACCTCATCCCCCGATATTAAAACCGGGAAAAGTGAACCGTCATATCTTCCCGCATTCCCGGTAGGTTCCCCGCATTCATCACACCACTCTATTTTTGTTGGCATTCTGCCTCCTTAATCGCCCGCATGATCACCGCCGCAACCTGGGGGACTATGGCGTTTCCGAGAGCCCTAAGTCGGTCCACCCGAGAGGGAACCCCATGAGCCACTCGACCCACGTCGGGTTCAGCTGTCCAGTTATCAAGTGCCTCAATTGAGGGGTATGTCCCCGTTCCGCTTCCGAGTAATCCTGCCCCGTCTTCCAGTCGTTTGCCTGAGGAGTCGGAATCATCTTCGCCACCGCACTCGGTAAATCGTCCCCCGCGTGACGCTTGCCGGTCCTGTTTTCCACTCTCGCAAGATCCGCCCCCTTCCAATCCGATCCTTGAGGAGTCGGAAGCATCCGCGCTACAACTGTAGCAAGATCGTCCCCGCCGCTGCCCTCGCGATTCGCCCTCGCATAGTCCGGCCCGCTCGGCTCGGATTTCGGAGTGGGCCACAAAACCTGATGAGCCAACTGCACTTGAACCTGTCTCCCCTCTCGTCCACGTTGTCCGCTCGGGTGGTGATCCCTTTCGCATGGAGTGCGCCACAATCCAGACTCTGTCCCTACGGTGGGGGGCATTGACTGCACAAGCTGGAATAACGAGCGTCCCGCAGGCGTAGCCTTCGGCCTCCAGCGCAGATAGACAATTGTCGAGCTCCATGCGGATGATTCCAGGCACATTCTCAGCAAGGATGAAACGGGGCCGGGTTTCCTTAATAACGCGCAGCATTTCCGGCCAGAGAAAGCGGTCATCCTTCGAGCCTGATCGCTTCCCGGCGCACGAGAATGGCTGACAGGGAAATCCTCCCGTGAGGAGGCCGATTTCATCCACTGGTAGATTTCCGTCCGGTTTGCTCCGCTCGATCGCTTTCCGCTGCAGGGCCGCAATGTCGGACAAAGCCTTTGCTGTGACATTTCGAATATCCTCTATGATCGGCACACGGGGCCAATGCTTCTGGAGCACCTTCCGGCAGTATTTGTCTATTTCGCAAAACGCCACGATTTCATGCTCCGGCCCCCAGACCCACGAGGCCGCCAGGGCGAAGCCGCCGATTCCGCTGAAAAGGTCGAGGTGCCTCACTATTTAGAACCGTCATGAAAAGCCCGATACCAAGCGCCCAAGAACCTTTCGGGTTGTCTCCACTTAACCCTGTCCCACCACGTCACATTCCAAAACCACCAAGTCACCGCATGTTCGAATGTTCTGTAAAATCCCGGCCACCTTTCGCGGTTCCGTTTCACTTGGCCCATGCCTGAGGAACAGATCATGGGGCAGACCACACAACCGAGGCGGCTGAATCCTTCGTCATAGAGTTCACAGTAGGGCAGATTCATCCCCTCGATGAATTCCCATACATGCCATTCAAGCCAGTGAAAGATTGGCTTAAAGAGTTTCTTTGGATGCGTAGCGGTTTGGGATATTCTTGGTCGTTGCTTACGTTTGAAAGACTCTTCAGCGCGAATGCCCACCAATACATTTCTCGGATGTCCTGCGACATGACGTTCTTTCATCTCAGGACAGCACCACCTTTGATTTATCGTGGGAGCACCCCACTTTTTGATTCCCTGCCATAAGGTAGTCCTGGGTGCGATATCAATTACGTTCGGCCTCGTTCTATGTCCGAATTTGATCAACTCGGGCGGCTCAATCCCTGTCCGGTTGTGGATGTGGAGGAACTTGACCCCAGCCATTCTGGAAAGTTCAAGGATAACGGTTGAATCTTTACCGAAACTGTCCGCCAATAGGTAGCCGCCTTCGGGTTCGTGAGTGCGTATGAACTCTATCGCCTCGTCAACCATCCACTGAAGAGGCCGCATGTGCATTTGTTGTGCGCGTGGGCTCACGGTCTATCAAAACCTCCAGTTGCGTTTTCCCTAGCCCGTTGCCAGCGGCGGGAAGGATTTCCGTCAGTCCGGCTGACGGAATTTGTCAGGACCTCCGGACTTCAGATCGCAAACGGCAACTCCGTGCACTGAAACCCCGCCGCTCCTTTGTGGCCACCGCCTCCAAATGTTCGCGCAATCTCGCCGCAATCGATCTCGGGCTTCGTGCTGTAGAGCGAAACTGTCCCCATCCCTACGGCGATGAAAGCCCCGATGAACAGAGACGCGGCACAACTCACGCATAGGTAACAAAGCAAAACTGTCATGGCTCCTCCTCAGTGCGCCGGACAGTTGGGGCGCTGGTCTGATATGAACCTGCTGGCTGGGTTCTCGAATCTGCGCCCATCTTCGGTTTCCGTAACTTCGGGCCGAACCGTAAGAATCAACTGATCCCTTGCGCGGGTGATGGCTACATAGAATAATCTCCGCTCTTCTTCGATCTCGCCTGCCGAAATGGCCTGTTTACTTGGTAGAATTCCTTCATTGCATCCGGCTACGATCACAACCGGCCATTCCAGACCTTTCGCGGCGTGGATAGTGCAAAGGGTTATGCCCTCCGTTTGGGATATCTCATCCTGGATATCCCAAACGGCCAACCAATCGAGGTATTGCCGGATCGTCCCGAGAGGGTTCGCGTGACACCAAGACCATACGAAGTTAAGCGCAGGTTCGAAATCAAAGGGGGGGCGATAATCTGTATCTCCGATCCAATCGCTCATGGAGGGGCCGAACATAGATTCTATATTGCCCGCGAGATCGTAGAGCGTCCATGCATGGCCTTCTCGGAAAATATGACCCCAAGCATGGTCGTCTTTTTCTTTTTTAAACCATGTCTGGAAATGGTTCGTTCCATCCATGGCCGCATTGACCCTGACATCCGAATATCGGGAAGGGCTAAGGCCAATCAGGTCTTTGATGAGCAGGAATGAAAAGTTATCGTAGGGATTGACAAACAACTTCAGGAAAGCATGGAACCGCCTGAACTCCTCCATGTTTGTCAGTGACGATTTGCGGCCGATGTATGTGCTCGGCACCTGGCGGGCGTCAAGTTCGGCGGAGAGTTTGCGCAGCAGGGTGTGGTTGCGGGCGAGGACTGCGAATTTACTAAGGTAGGGGTCTTCTCTGTGCCGTTCGATGATGGCTGCCATTGCAGCCGAATCTGCATCGCGCTGGATTATGAGATGGCTGGAACCAAGAAGATAGAAAGATCCGTCCTCCCTTGTCGCCAGCATCCCACCGCCAAGAAACTCTTTGCCGTGTTCCATGAGCCTGTTTGCCGATTCGACAATCGGCGGCACAGACCTATAATTCGATTGCAGTTCGAAGATGGTGAAATCGCGCTGATGTTGCAACAGGTATTCGGGGACGGCTCCACGGAACGAGTAAATACTCTGCCGGATGTCGCCCACGCAGAAGAGTGAAGCCCCGAAAGCCTTGCGCATCTCATTGATGATCGTCCATTGAAGAGGATCAATGTCCTGTACTTCGTCAACGAGGATATGCCTGATGTGCAGATACTTTGCCATGGTCGGAATGAGCAGCCGCAATCCCATGAGCAGTCCGCCGTAAGTCATGGCATTATTCTCGCGGCACCTTACCATAAAAGCGTCGAACAGCCGCTTTGCCGGGTTATGTTCGTCTGGCTCCTCTCCGCGCTCGTAATAGGCGGAAAACATCGCGTCGATGTCTTTCTTTGGCACCTTCCACGATTTTTTGAACAACCCGATGTCGGTCGCCACTTCTTTGAGCAGAAACGCGCTTTCCCATTCACTGTAGATCGTGATGCTTGAAGGGCGAAGCCCTACGATCTCCCCGAACCTTCCGAGCATTCGCAGGGCAACGCCGTGCATGGTCCCCATGTTGATGCCGCGGGCCTTGGAGCCTGTGCGGGTTGCGAGACGTTCCTCCATCTCCTGCGCGGCCTTACGGGTGAATGTGAAGCTCAGTATCTCGGAGGGCGAGACCTTGCATTCTTCGATAAGATAGGCAATCCGCTCGGTCAAAACCCTGGTCTTTCCGGACCCGGCCCCGGCGATGACAAGGGCGCTTTTGGAATCGGTTTGAACAGCTCTCTTCTGCTGGGGGTCCAGATTCATTTCACCACCTCCACGCGCCAGGATGGATGTATCTCCGGAGGGGGCGACTGCCACGCATTGACGATCAACTGAACGTCATCGGGAGCGTTGGCCAGATGATCTAGCAATGCGCTATATCGGATCGGGTCGCATTCGGCGGCTTCAAGGATGAGTATCTTTTTGCCTTCCCCGAGCAACGCAAACGCAAGGGCTTGATCGAAAGCCGCCTTTTGACCTCCAGACAATCCGGCATAGGGGACTTTCATGCCGCTTGGTTTTTCCCATCCAATAAAAACGCCATCGCCGGATATTTCGAAGACCGCCTTGCCTTCCGGAAGGATTTGGCTCATTTTGGCCGACAACCCCTCCGCGGTCACTTCGAGGGCGTTTGCCTTTCGGCCGTTCAATTCCGTCAACTCTTCCTTTATGCCCTGGAGCTCCGTGCTGTAATCTTCGGCTTCTTTCCGGGCCTTTTCGGATTCTTCGTCAAGTCCTTGGGCTTTCAGAAATACGTCCTTGTCGTTCCTCAATGCGGCAAGACTTGCTTCCAATCCAGAAACTTGGTTTTCGAGCAGTTGAATATCGCTCATGCCGCAACCCCTTTCCGGAACTTGGCGAGTTCCCGCTTGCAGATAAGAGCCGCGGCGCAAGCTCCGCAGCCGGTGCGCTCCATCGCGGAAAGAATCGACCGTATGCTGGCTTCATGATCGAACGGGGGTGAGGGCACAAACTCAAGGACGGGATGTTGAACGGTCTGCAAGGTTTTAGCGGGAGCCTCTTCTTTTGCCTCCCGCAATTCCTCCTGATGCTGTGCGTATACTTCGCTTTCGGCCTTCAGTTTGGCCTCGGATTCCATCTTTGTCCGCTCACTTGCGAGATTGGCCTCTGCCTGCGCTTTAGTTGCCTCCTCGGCTTCCCGCCGGGCCTTTTCGATCCTGGCCTCCTGGAGGTTGTTTCGCGCATCCTGGAGTTGTTTTTCTTTGGTCTGGATCTGCGTCAGTGTTTCAGCGAGAGTGCCGGCCGGAAGTTGCATTGCGGACCTGGCCGAATGAAGGCGGGAGATGGTTCCGGTTATTCTCTCCGTTCCAAGGAGAGATTGAATCTTGCCCTGCAAGCCGCCCTGCTTTTCCTTGAGCTCCGCAATCTTTTCTTCAAGTTCCCCCAAATCACCATCGGGAGGGAAAAGAGCAAAGATGTGGTCGATTTTCTTGCGGTCCGAAAGGGCCATGAACGCGGAAAGATCCAAGACCTTTATCCCAGCAATCGCCTGCATGTACTGATCGCGGGTACATTTGCGGCGGTCCAGCATGAAGTTTTCGCTTACCGAGCCCTTTCCATCTCGCGACCACCTGCGCATCAGGTGCGTTTTGTCGGGCAGTTCCAGCCCTACAAACAGCACATCCGACGCCCCGTAGGTATCGAGTATCTCGTTATTTTTCTTCGCCACTCCCGGAATGTAGCCCAAAAGAGCAAGGCGAAGAGCATCGGAGCGTGCGGTTTTCCCTACCCCGTTTTGTCCGACGATTAGATTGCGTTGGGAAAGGGGTTGCTCGAAATCAAGCCCCTTCATTCCCTTTCCGAAGATTTTGGAAATCATGACAAGCCTCCTACGCAGCAGCCATCGAATCCAGAATCGCCCCAACCCTGCGGATCACCGTTTCGGCCGTACGGGGGTCTGCTTTTGCCGGGTCCGGTATCTTCAATTCCCTGCATGCCTGAGCAAACTCAGCGGGGAATTGCTCCCTGGTTTCGGCGTAATTGGCAAGCGTTCGCCGCTGGTCTTCGGTGAGTTCCCGTGTTTCCAAAACTTCGCCCTCGATAATCTCTTCCCGGTCTTCGGGGTCGATCTGGTTTTCTTCACCTTCGAAACCGGGTTCGTCCGAGACCCTTTCCGCTCCGGCTTTGCACTCGATCTGCGCCATTCCTCCAGGCTGGAAATCTTCGCCGCGGGACGAGATGAGTCCGCCCGCCCGCGCCTGCAGATTCGCATATGTCGTTGCATCCCACTTGATGATGTTCCCGTTGGTCGGGCGCCAGCAAATGACGGGAATCGTCCAGTTGTCATGCGGAGCTTTCTGGATGCCGGAAAGGTGTTTGAGTGCGTTCCTTTTCGCAAACGTCTGCGCGAAATCTATGGCCTTTTTCTCCCTGTTGAGGATTTGGGCAAACCAGCTCAGAGCTTCATCGTGGGCTGTGTTGACCCAAAGACATGTCGATTCGTCAAAGGGATAGCTCGCCCACGTTCCCGGAAAGTCGGGCTTACCATCTGCGGCGGGGAGGAGCCGGAACGCCTGGGGATATTTCTTGGCTTTGCCGAGTAGGTCAATGAGCCGATAGCTCGGAGTATCAAAGATTGTCGACCAGTCAGACACTTGCGGGATTCCTTTTGACGAAAAACGGAACGCCACGGCGCGGGCATAAATGCAGAGGATGCGCCTGTTCGACGGGTCCCGGATAACAGAAGGGTTCGCTTGCCACTGTCCGTCGACAAGGACTTCTTTCGGAAAAATGACGGATGCACCGGCTGTTTCCGACCAAACTTCGTAGCCCTGAGCGGACATGACAAATGGACCACCAGGAACCGGCTGGATGAGGGTTCCAGCACTGGAGGACAGAGTGAGAGCTTGCTTGAAAGCCCGGATCTCACCTTGATTGTCGCGAAGGGTAAAGATGTCGTCAACGCCCAAAGCCCGAACATCTTTTGAAACGAACGCACGCAAGGTCTTGGCCTCTTCCGGGAATTTGTCGGCGATATTCTGGATTGACTGCTGCAAGTTTATCGTCAATGCTGTTGACGGCTGATTTTCTGTAGGCATTTTAATTATCCTTTAGACAGAGAATTGTTGTTAGTTATCTAGTTCCGCATTCTTGTTTCCCGTCATCCCACCCTCGCCCTGACTCGGGTCAACTTCTTCGCGTAGTCGAAGTAATCCGTTTCCTCGCACAACCGCTTCACCGGGCAATCATCCCAGCACTCCGGGCAGGGCTCAGAGCACTCCGCTTGCTGCCGCTCCCAATCGTCGTTGGATTGATCTGGAACATCTCTTATGAACATGGTATATCCTCCTTGTTCGTACCACCCAGCCCCGTCCTGTTCGCGCAGGCGGGGTTAGTTTTTGCCCCGCACCAGATGAATGATCGCCACTCCCTTGCTATTCCCGGTCACGCGCACGGTCTGCATCCTGCCGCACTCCGTGCAATGAATCTGCGCCTTGCCCATCCAGTGCGTCTTTATCCGCCGCATGTAGGCCGCGAGGACCCGGATGGAAATGGAGCCGCACCCGCTTGGACATGATTCACCCCTATGATGCTCCTGCGTCTGAGGACGGCGTACTGATCCTTGAGGACTATCCACGCCCGAGACTGCTCTCTATCGCTCATGCGCTTCAGCCCCAGATCGAAGAACTTCCCGGCATGGATGAGCTGATCCATGGTCAAACAGGAACGGATAACGCGCTCGACTCTTTTGGCTACTTGGTTCATGACTAATCCCCTCCCTTGACCAAACCCAATTCCTTCAGGTTTTTTTCTCCCACGATGGTGCACTGCCGCACCCTGAATTTACCGTCCGAACCGATCGGAATGGCCGCTATGTCCGTTGCTTCGAATTCGGCGATAAGGATCTTGCACCCCTCCACCCACTCGCGCATCACCCAATCCAGAGAGGCAAGATTTATCCCCTCGGCGCAGTGCTCGGACTCGTCGCAATTTGCATCCGGCACGGAATACGCCTGTCCTATTTCGTAGGTTATTGACGGGTAGTGGGGGCCTTTGTTCTCCGAAGTTACGAGCTTGTAAGCCCGGATCTTTCCAGGCTGATCGGAGAGCATATAAAGTGGGGTCGTGAGGTATTTATTGACACCTTTGGCCCTGGTGAGATTGGCCCTGGTGAGATCGGCCCTGGTGAGATTGGCCCTGGTGAGATCGGCCCTGGTGAGATTGGCCCTGGTGAGATTGGCCCTGGTGAGATTGGCCCCGGTGAGATCGGCCCCGGTGAGAGTGGCCCCGGTGAGATTGGCCCCGGG